GAGATGCTGGCTTCGCGCAGATCGGACTTCTTGATTGCCGCGGCGAACCAGGCCGGAACCGTCATCCAGCGTCCCGTCTCGGGGATGTTCTGCTCGTCCAGGCACTGCCCGGCATCCACGATCGCATTGAGCACGTTGGTGCTATCAAGCGCCAGCGGCGTGCCAACCACACCCAGGTTGAGGTTGCCGGAAATCTTGCCGGCGGTCGCGCCCTGATTGTAGGCGCTGGCCTCGCCAATGAGCTGGGTGAGCACGTCCGTGTCGATCGCAATTTTCATCTGCTCGCTGGCATCGTCCGACCACATGCTCAACTGATTGATGTCGGCCTGCACCTCCATCACGTCGTCCAGCACGGTGTTGAAATACTTGCCCTCGTTGATCTTCAACGTGACCAGGTTGCTCGACGGGCGCTGCACCGTGAGCGCCTGATCGGCGTCATACGACATGATCGTGATAGTCGGCTTCGTGCGGATATTGACCGTATCACCGAAGTTCTTGATCTCACCTTCGTAGTCCGTGTTGGCGATGGCGCCCAGCACCGTCGCCGCATAGAACTTCTCGATGAGTTTGCCCGACCATATCTCGGGAATGAAAATCCCGGTATATAGTGGGTTTGGCGGGCTGCCGGAATACGGCGAACTCGCTACTGGATATACTGAACCTGCAACAACGCCCGACATGGTTTTAACCTTTCACTACTGTAGTGGTTTATTGGCGATAACGCCCTTCGACCTGAGCAGCGAAAAGGTCCTGTTCCAAAGCGCGGAAATTGCTTTCGCGCCCGTTGAAATGTCCCCGCCGCTGGTCGTCGTAGAGCTTTTTGACATCCTGCGATGTCCATATGCGTTTCTGTGGCTGGCCTTGGGGTGCCGACGCACCGCCCCGGCCCGGCGCTGCCAACGTCTCCAGAGACACAGGCGGCGGGGAAGCCGGTTGTTGCTGTGTCTGATTGGGCTGTTGGCCATGTAGCGCCGCTTGTTCAGCGACATACGCATTGAAGAAGTGGACGACGCGGTTCGCGTCGCCCGCCTGATACGCGGCCTTGAGCATCTGGCCACGGTTTTGACCGGAGAACGGATCGACCTGTTGGAGCCAGGCGATGAACCGCTCATCATTATTCTGCATCTGCCAGTCGGGGTTGCCCCGCGCCTGCCAGGCATCAAGCGCCGCATGCACGCGCTGCTGCGCCGTGGCCGCGCCCTGCGCCTGCGTCTCGCCCTTGAGATCCCGGATCTGCTTCTGGAGCGCCTCGATATCGCCGGCGACCTCTGCGCGCGCCCACTTTCGGGCCTTATCGAACAGCTCGCCATACTCCTGGCGGTCGGTGTCGAACGTATCCTCCGGGCGTGGCGCCGGTGCCGCTGGCTGTGCGGCGGCTGGCGGCTGCGACTGCATGTTCGCCAGGATGCCGCGGATGTTACTCAACTCGTTGTTGAGCAGCGCCACCTGGTTGCGCAGCGTGGGCACCTCGGCATCATATTTACCCTTGAGGGATTTATACTGCGCCTCCCACTCGCCGGCCGTGTGCTGTTGAGGCTGGGGTGCGTGGCCCGGCTGTGGCGGCTGTGCCGGCGCGTTCTGGTGTTGCGGCGGCTGCGCGCTCTCCACTACCGTAGTGGTTGTCGGAGCCGGCTGGGCACCAGTGTCCTGCATGATCTTGTCGGCGCGCTGCGACGCTTCGCGAACCGCCTTAGGCACCGGCGGCGCGTATTTGTTGACGATTTCTGCGGCGCCCGACATCAGCGTGTGGCCCTACCTGGAGGCGTCGGCGGCGTCTTGGCGGGCACCTGGTCCACGTCTTTCTCGGTGTCGTCCAGCTCCACCTGGTTGGGCATCTTGCCCAGCAGCGCGGCCTTCAGCATGACGTGCCAATCACGTTGCGCGCGGGCGTAGGTAACCATATCCATGCGAAAATCGGCTGGCGCCTTGATCGCGTTGAGCACCATCTTGTGCGTCATGACGGCATGCTCGGCCATGAACTGCGCCATCGCGGGGTGGCTGTTCAGCTCGCGAGCCGCTTCGAGCATTTTTGTGCTTGGGTTCAAACTCATTGGGCGCCGTCCTCGGGGTTCATAGATTGTTTCGGGTAGCTCGTGGCGGACCCGTAGCTGCCGTTAGGGCCTGGCCCTATACCGCCCAGCTTGGGGTGCTTTTTCATGCCGCCGGGGCGCACGCTATGCGCGTTCCCGTGCATGGTCGGATCGCTGGCCCCCGGCGCGGCCGGGCCGGCATCCAGGGGCGCAGGCGGTTTCTTGGCGTAGTTCCCCATCATCCGGGCAAAAACATTCCCGCCGGTGATCGTGCCCATCGTGCCGGGCGCCATCTTCTGCGTTTTGCCGCCTTTGCCGATGAGTGGGTTCATCGTCATGATCAGCTCCCCTCGGTGCCGACGCCGGCCGTGCCGAACGGCTGGCCTTTGCTATTCATCGGGTTGAAGCGCCCGGCGTCCATGCTGACCTTGGACCCTTTGGCATACGTGCGGGACGACCCGGTAGGACCAGAACTGCCGCCGGTCATACCCCCGGCTTTTATCATGTCCATAGAGCCGGAACCCAGCTCCTTGGAGTCGCTGCCGCGCCCGGTGTTCGCCACGCCTGCCGGATCGTCGCTGGCACCCTTTTTCGGATAGCTGGTCTTCTGGCTCTCGGGATCACCGAGCATCATGCTGTCACTTTGGGCCATTATAGGGCATCCCTTGCTGGAAAGAGTTTATGGGTGGGGCGTTGTCGCTGTGCTGCTCCGGCCCCGGCTGTGGTGGCTGGTTGCCGGCCGCGTGCGCCGGTCCACCCTGACCGGCAGACCCAGGCTGACCTGGACCTCCCGGACCCCCCTGCCCTTGCGCCTGCAACGCTGCCGCAGCCTGCTGCATCTGCTTTTGGGCCTGGATCTGCGATTGGATCGTCTGGTCATCCGGCACGATGTCGTCGGGCAGACCGAGAGAGGATGCGATACTACGTAGTATGCGCGCCCGGCCGATCTCGCCCACGATCTGGCTATCGACCGGGTTGCCTGTGATCTGGAGGAATTGAAGCTGTTTCTGCCGCTCAGCTTCCTGCTGGGCCGCGACACCCACGCCCTTGACCCGTATCTGTTCCTGGCCGGTGAGCATGCCCGACGTATCGGTCAGCATTATCATGTCGTAGAGCGCCTCGAGCAGCGGCGACATCACGTCGCTGTCCACATTCGCCGCCACCATCTGCAAAACTTTTTGCGCGTTCTGCATCAGCATGCCGAGGCCGGAGGCCGTGCGCCCTGCCCCACCCGACAAGCTCGTGCCGGTGAGGTAGCGCGGGATCGCGCTGTTCTCGTCGGCCATCGTGAGGAACGCGTTATAAACCTGCATCAGCTCACCGACGTTGGACTGCGGCTGGAAAAAGCTGACAGGCGGCACGGTGTTGGATGACATGGGGTCATTGATGACGTGCCAGCGTTTCCACGGGTAAAGCTCGTCAGTGCCAGCGTTGGGCGCCACGGCATCATCGTTGATGACCACCTGTGGCCCGGAGGCGATACTCTCGTTGTTGACCACGGCCCGAAGGGTGGCGTTGCACACCTCCTGGATGTCCTCGATCAGGTCGCAGATGCTGTGCCCGAACACGGTGCCCGGCACTTTCTCAAAGGACGTGACGAAGTAATTGTGGCGCTGGCGCGGGCTTGGGTTGATCTGGGTCTTGATCGTGTAGCGGCCGATCACCCACGTCTGGACCGCGTAGTCTTTCTCCAGGTCGGGGATCAGTTTGGGGTCCACCCCATTATCCAGCAGCATCTGCCCCTGCATCTTGCCGCTGAACGCCAGGCCGTCGATGATCTCGCTCTGGTTGAAGTTCGGATCTTCCCGCCCCTCATTGCGCGCCTGCTCCGCGTCAGGCGTATCCCACCAGCCGCGATAGCCTCGGGCGTATGATGTCAGCGCACCCCGTATGGCTTCCTCGTCGAACCCAGGCACACCGATCAGGGCGTTCAGGTCCGACCGGGTAAACCGGAGGCGCTCGATCACGTCTGCGTCCTTGATATCGGACACGCCTGGTGTCCAATACAGTGAGAATGGCGAGACGCGATCCCATGTCAGGGTCGGCACGTTCTCGATGCTTGCCTGGTTCCCGTTCCACTGCACACGCGGCAGCAATTTGACGGTCGGACCTTTGATGCAAGCGAACGGGTAGATTGGCAGGTCCACCAGGAACTCGCGCAGCGCCTCGTAAAAACCGCCCGTGGAGAGGATGTCGTCGATCTTGTCGGATGCGGCCTGGGCCTGGAGCATGGCCTGGCGGCGCGCTGCCTGCTGGGCCGCATGCATCAGGCTCGTGATACGCATGTGCACCTGGTCGGGTATGACCGGCTGACCGCCCTGCTGCTGGCCCTGCACCTCGGATGCGACGAGCTGCATGATGTTCGCACGGATGCTGGGCGGCACATCCGGGTCCACCTGCGGGTCGATCGTCCAGGGCGGATCGCCGCCTAGATAGATCTCCCGGAGCAGCGCGGAAGCGCCTCGGCACTTGGCCGCGACCACGCGGGCATAGACTTTGGAGCCACCAAACCGCACAATGTCGGCATATTTGTCGGGGTCGTATTTGCCCTCGAACATGCGCTGCGCGCGCAGCAAACGATCGTTGAGGGGATCATCCCCCATGTTCCGCGCGTTGCGAAAAATATTCCAGAGTTTGTTGACGTAAGAAGCAATGTCGTAAACTTCGGCGGGTTGGGTTTGGCCCGATTTAGCGGCTGCGTTGAGCTGATCCTGCTCGTCCAGGTCGCGCCCGGACACCACGCGCAACAGGCCCTGGTATCGGGCAGTCGGGGGCGTCGAACTCGCTTGACCTGGAATTGCCTGGGGCAACCTCACCTCTACTATTGCTCCGGTAGTGATTGTTCCCTAGCATGAGACACACAACGGCTGCAACATATTGTGGTGAGTCGATGGACGCCGCCGAACTTATAGACCCCGCAGAGTATCCCCGGCACTTGGACGAGCATCTTCTTAGTAAGCTGGTCCGAGATCTTGGCCAAAAGATCTTTGGTAACGAGGAAATCGCTGAACGCTACGGCCTGACGATCGACCAGCTATACCATCTAGCAAAACGCCCGGCGTTCGCGGCGCGCGTGAAACGCGAAAAAGCCATCTGGTCAAGCGAGGAATACGGCAAAGCCGCGATGCAGCATAAAGCCGCGGTCGTGGTGAACGAGGCCATCCCCACGATCGGGTCGGATGCGATGAACCCAAACCTCACGCCGGGCCAGCGCAAGGACGCGTTCGTCGCCTTGCAACGCATGGCCGGGCTGGATGGCGCTGGTGGGACCGGGGCAGTCCAGGGCGGTCCTACCACGGCACCGGTAAGCATCAACATCACTTTCGCCGGGTCCGGGCAAACTGAAACATTCACTACCGTCGTGGATCACCAGCCGGCGCTGGAGATCGTAGAGTGAGCGAAGAAGACGAGAAGATCGTCTCGCTGCACGGGTGGCCAGTCTCCGCACCAGGCGAACCGATCGAAGGTGTCGTCCGCGTGCTGAAATATATGCTCGGGCGCGCGGAGCGAGGCGAACTTGTCTGCGTGTCTATCGTGGGGTTGGACCCAGGTAAGACCCTTATACGTGCCTACGACCAGGGCAGTGTGCATCTACACGAACTCATCGGCGCCGTCGCGGTCCAGCAGGCCAGGTTGATCAATAACTTAGAGGAACACGGAGTCGAAACCGACCGGCTGAACGACATCCCGCCGGCTTCATGAATTACCAACCCCCGCCCACCATCGAGCGTTTCATGCTCTCGTCTGCCCTGGTCCGCTGCGTGGTCGGACCCATCGGCTCGGGCAAGACGATGGGCTGTATCATGGAGCTGCTCCGGCGCTCGCGCATGCAGGAACCCGATAGCCGCGGCGTGCGGCACACACGCTGGGCCTTGGTGAGAAACACGCTCCAGCAGCTCAAGACCACGGTGCTGAACGACGTGCAGCAATATCTCGGTCAGATCACGTCATACCGGGTGTCCGACCAGACAATCCAGCTCCGCTTCGCGCTCGACGACGGCACCAGGGTGCACAGCGACTGGATCATGATGCCCCTCGATACCAAAGAAGACCAGAAACGCCTGCTCTCGATGCAGCTCACGGGTGCCTGGGTAAACGAGGCACGCGAGGTGCCTATGGATATTGTCGATGCGCTGCTCGGCCGGTGCGGGCGCTACCCCTCGATCATGATGGGTGGTCCTACCTGGCACGGCCTGATCATGGACACCAACCCCTGGTCGGAAGACAGCAAGTATCATGAGAACTTTGTTCTGGAGCCGGTGAAGGGGTGGGAGCTGTTCCACCAGCCATCCGGCATCGGCCCCTACGCCGAGAACGTCAAATACCTGGTGCCAAACTATTACGAGAACCTGATGGCAGGCCGGGACTCGGACTGGTCGGACGTGCACGTCCAAAGCCAGTGGGGCACCAGCAACGCCGGCCAGGCGGTGTTCCGCCGCAGCTTCCATGTGCCCACGCACGTCCGCGACTTCCAGCCGGTGATCAACCCCTACGTCCCGCTCATGGTGATGATGGACTTCGGTAGGACCCCGGCTGCCCTCATCGGTCAGACCGACAGCCTTGGCCGTTTGCTGATATTCAAGGAGATAGTAACCGAGGATATGGGGTT